TAGCCCCTTTTTTGATGTTTCTAGTATAGCAAAGCCATTCTGCCAATTTGCGCTGTTATAGCGGATATAAGACATTTTTTTCATATTGCATAGGTTTCCACTTTCTATACCTGTAAGGGCCCTGTAATGGCTTCCTATGGCTTCTGTGAACGTGCTAGCGCCCATCCTGTGGCTATGCCCCACAACGCAACTTTTGCCCCATTTTTTGGCTAGGTTTAGCGCCGTAATTCCAGCGTGCTGGCTCATACTTCCCTCGTCGCCGTGGGCTAGTACCCATCCTGGGTGAAACTCATAAGCTGATTTGTGATAGGTCATACCCATCTCGGCAAAGCCCATAAATCGTGGGTATTGCAACTCTGGCAAACTGATTAAGCCAGGTACTTTTAATAAAGTGTTATATAAGCGATCAGAATGATTACTGCGGACAATATGACACTCTGAACTGTATTCGGATAAGTCCCATAAAATCTCTTTACATAACTCACGATCAGCGTGAATGGTTTGCTCATAAGCCAAAGGTGTCCCATCACTAAAACGGCTAATGGTCTGAAAATCCATTTCATCACCGACCACCAGTACAGCATCAAACTTCTCACGCTTTACCAGTTTCTTCATATTGATAATTGCAGAGTCCAATTGATAAGGAACCTGCAAGTCTGAGACGACTAACCAACGCTTAATCTTCACCTTCTTCGAAATCGTCAAGTGGATTCTTAATAGGATCTTTGGTATCTACGATCCAGTCTGGATAACTTGACCTATCCATCGCAAACGCTAGAGCTGTGCCCTCATCCATTCCAGATTTACGGCACGCCATATAAACCTCATTAGCTGCTATTGCCCAGAAATCCAGTTTAGTAAGTACAGGCTCTTTAGTAGTCCTGCGCTTACGTACTGGCTTTTTCTTTGGTTTGCGTTTAGTAGCCATAATTAATTATCGCTTACTGATTAAAACAAAGAGATCATCGACACGCTGTTCGAGTCTTGTTATCTGATCCTTCATACTAGAGCCACCATTAGGACGCAACTCATTAAGCCAGCCTCTAACTAAAAAACGTAATCCTATTAGCACGCCTGATAGCACGCTTATAACGCCAGCGCCAAAGCCAGCCCATTCTGTAGGACTCATTTTTCATTAGCACCGATGCCATAAACGGAATCCGATGCATCTAAAGCCCTAGCCGCTGGACCAGCCAAAGCTGCAATTACTACAGACAACGCTGGGTCTAAACCTAATTCATTACTTGCTAAGAATGTTAAGAATGATACCAATACGCCACGTGCGTATGACTTTAGTATTGCCTTTTGTTTTTCGCTTATCTTCATATCTTGCCTCCTAGTAGTGGTATATCAAACGCCTTGCCGTCTTTGTCGCCCGCCTTTGTAAAGCTAATATGGATGTGTCGCTTGTGTGGATTAACACCACGATACTTACGCCACTTCCAATTTAATATCTTGCTAGCGATGTGTCCGTTATGAATGACGTAAGATAAACGCTTATCGGTTTTGCCAGCGACTCTGATTTGGTCAGCCACATAAGCACTGATCCCTTCGGATGAACCCAAGCGAGAATCAATATCAACTGCTCTGACCCACCCAAATTCGTCTGGACAATGATCCGACTTTCTGGCGGCGTGACGGCTATCGCCCACCCACCCATCACTGGCAGTACGCCTATCTGGAAACCACGTATCAACTTGATCTCTTAACTGGACACCAGCTGCACATAGTTTAGGTTTCAAGTTCAATCCAACTTAATGTGTCTTCATCCCAAACATAATCACCTTCTGGTCTAGGTGTTGGTGCATTCCAAAATGAGCCTTCTCTAATCCAAGATGGATATGGTTTAGGTGCAATAAATATATCTTCATCAGGATTGTAGGTATACCCAATGCCTGCGTATGTGCCTCTAATTTTAGAGTTGTAACTGGTGCGCTTTACTGTGTATGGCGTTCCCTGTGCATAATAAGTTTCTGTGTCTAAGCCATCAATTAGTTCAGTTTCATCTTTGCCAACTGTAACTGCAACAACAATGTTGTTCTGATCTAAATATGCGTAATGTGCCATTATGCCCAACTTACTGTGTCTGAAACACCTGCTGCGGTGACTGTAGAAACTTTAAAACCACCTGATGGCGCAGCTGTTGATTGTGTAACGCCACCACTAAAAGTTGCGGTAAATGTGTCTGGATACTTTAGAATTACAACTCCTGAACCACCTGCAAATCCGTTGCGTGCAGCACCGTTATTGTTAGAGCCACCACCACCGCCACCTGTATTTACTGTGCCAGCTGTGCCGCCAACCGCAGCCGAACCATTCCAATAAGCACCATCACCGCCACCACCTGTGCCGCCTATGCCTTGATTAGCCGTAATATAACCACCGCCACCACCGCCACCACCACGGGTAATTGAAGTGCCTGTAATGCTTGATGACAAGCCGTTGCCGCCGTCGCCGCCTTTGGTAGTAGTTGCGTTGCTACCTACCGCACCAGCACCACCGCCACCACCGCCATAACCTGCGCCAGTACCACTTCCGCCGTTATTACCTTGACTAGGACTTGCTGTGGCTGTTCCACCAGCTGCGCCGTTTGTGCCACCACCGCCAGAACCACCAGTAATACCAGCATTCGATCCGCCTTCAGATCCGCCACCACCACCGCCTGTTGATGTTACTGTTGAAAAAATAGAATTCGTCCCACTTCCGCCTATGGAAGTGGTGCCAGCAGTGCCACCACCGCCTACTTGTACCGAATAATTGGTCGATATGGCGAGTGTTAATGTATTGGTTAAATAGCCGCCAGCACCACCAGCACCACCGCCTGTTGCGCCTGAAAAATTGCCACCACCACCGCCACCACCACCAGCAATAACTAAATAATCTACAGAAAATGTAGATGGTGTTGTAGGTGCAAGTAATCCAGAAATGATGTTTAACATTACGCAATAGCCCCAACTACATACCACGCATTAGCAGCCGTCTTAATACAAGCAGCAGATTTGTATTGTGCAAGTGTTGGTGATGCTGCTGTTCCGCCAGCACTTAACACAGTTGTAGTGCCAGGTGTTACTGCGCTTATTGTGCAAGTACCAACACCTATATTTAATACTGTAATAACTGTGCCTATTGCAAAGTTGTATGTTGCATCGGTTGGCAACTTAAATGCTATAGCAGTTGCTTTATTGATCTGTATTAATTGTTGGTACTCATCACCGCTGCCTGCTGTGTAATCTGCTGTTTTAGCAGCTTGTACTTCAAAGGCTGGTAATCCATTCCACATTGTGGAAGTAACTACTTGCCCTGTTGTGCCTGGAAAAGTTGACATTATATCTCCTTAATAAGATAAGACGTTTTGGTCTAAGACACCATAATCTATGTTGCCTATTATAAACCCATCTATGACAGGTTCTAGCGTTGTAAACACCGTTTTAAAGCTATTAGGTGTGATGGTGTTGGCTACGCCAAATATCTGCAAGGTTTTCTCCAGCTTAGACCCACCAGGCTGGGTAGTAATTACTGTGATCGGATCAAAGAAATCTAGATTTAGGGCGGCAATTATGCCTGTGTTGTAGTTAGGGGTGTATAGGTCTAACTCGATAGCATCGCATCGGATCGTAGTCTCAGCCCTACTGGCCACATAAGCCCTGGCGTAATCTAGGGCTACGGCATCGGTCTGCATTAGCAGATCTTGTAGGTTATAGCTGTGTATAAAATACTTGTCAATAGATGGCTGGTTAATGGCTGTCTGTGCTGACCCACCTGATCTGCTGATCTGAGCCGAATTGAAGATAAGGGTGTCGTCTAATTTCCATACTGCATTGGCGTATTGAATACCAGTGCCATCATCTGCAAAAACTGTAGGTGTGCCACCAATCGAGGCAGTAGCTGTAAGCCGATCTTTGAATACAAACTCTCCGTTGGAGTCAACATAGATAGCGCCATACTCTGAATTGGCAACAGTCTCCATAGCACTTAAAGATGTGCGTGCTGTGCCAGGATCAGCCTGTAAAGTAGTTTGACCTGCATCTATTAAACGCATTGATGGTGGCCAGTCGATCTCATCTAATATCTGGTTAATGCGTGTGCCTGATAGATCGCCAGCCGTAGCACCTGCAACTGTGCTTATCTGTGCATTTTGTGCAAGCCTCATCGCATCTACAGCTGTGATAGTTGTATAGGCAACCTCTGTGGCATCTTTAGGTTGTTGATTGACATAGGATGTAATAAAGCCTGAGAATATAGGATAGGTAGTGCCACTATATGTAGCGGTTATTTGAATTTTTTTCATC